TCTCACAATTCGTTGGTGCTTATACTGTAGAGTTAATGGATATTATTTCAGAAAACTTAGATAATATTAATATTGCATTAGATACTGACTTTTGGAATGGTGGACAATTATTACTAGGTGCTATTGATAATAATTATAAAGCAGCTATTTTTTCTGGTACTGCAAATGAAGGTGAGATAGAAACTTCAGAATTAGAGTTGTTTCCAGGACTAAGATCGAATATAACAGGCATTAGACCAATAGTTGATGCAACAGCTTCAGTTACTATAAAAACTAGAGATAGATTAGCTGATACTGTAACTGAATCTAGCTCAGTGAGTATGAACTCCACAGGTATTAATCCAGTAAGACAGTCTGGCAGATATGTTAAAATTAATGTAAAAATACCTAGTGGTGGGGTTTGGAAAGATGCTCAAGGAATTGATTTAATTGCATCAAGAGGAGGGTTGCGATGACCGATAAAACTGATATAGATAATGTTAGATACAGTTTTGAAACTCAAGAGTTTTTCCAAAGACAAATTGAGGAAGTTATAAACACATTAGTAAATGAAAAGAACCAAGAAAACAATAAAGCATTTGCTTGGTTTATAGGAGATTAAAGTGGCAGGTATAAAAGATTATTCAACAACACAAGCAAACAATACAGACTTAAATGGTATCTCAGTTGCAGAAGGAATGCTACCTTCTAATCTAAACAATGCCATTAGAGCATTGATGAAAAATACTAGAGAATGGTTTAATGATTCTCAATGGGTAGAATATGGAGATGGTTCTGGTGCTTATACTGCAACTTATGCAAGTGGAACATCTTTTACAATTGCAGGTGTTGATGTTACTCCAATTTACCATGAAGGCAGAAGAATTAAAATTACTGCTGCAACTCCAGGAACTATTTATGGAACAATTAGTTCATCAACTTTTTCAACAGACACCACAATCAATGTAACATGGGATAGTGGTTCATTATCTAATGAAGCTATATCAAATGTTTATATTGGTGCTTTATCAAAAACAAATAATTCAATTCCAACAGGTGTAATTGCTACTGCTACATTAGCAGATGGTTCAGTTACTACAATTAAAATTGCTGATAGTGCTGTAACAACTGCAAAGATTAATGATGCTGCTGTAACTAATGCTAAACTAGGTGCAGACTCTGTTAATGGTTCTAAGATTGCAGATGATAGTATAGATTCTGAACACTATGTGGATGGTTCAATAGACACAGCTCATATTGCAGACTCACAAATTACAACTGCTAAAATTGCAAACTCAAATGTAACTACTGCTAAAATCGCAGATAGTAATGTTACCACAGCAAAAATAGCTGATAGTAATGTAACTACAGCTAAGATCGCTAATTTAAATGTTACTACTGGAAAGATTGCTGCTGATGCAGTTGATGGAACTAAAATAGCTGATGACAGCATAAACTCAGAACATTATGTAGATGGATCTATAGATACACAACATATTGCTGATTCTCAAATTACTACAGCTAAAGTAGCTGATTCAAATATAACAACTGCCAAGATTGCAGATTCAAATGTTACAACTGCTAAAATTGCAGACAGTAATATTACAACTGCAAAAATTAATAATGATGCAGTAACTGCTGATAAGATAGCTGATGCAGTTATTGTAACTAATGCTGAAGCATCAGGTCATACCCCTAATGATACTACATTCTTTACAACATCAGCTTCTGATGGCAGATACTTTAGACAAGATAGTTCTGAAACTATAGCATCAGGAGATACTTGGTCTGGTTCAGATTCTTATATTGCAACAACTGCTGCTATTGATGCTAGAATAATTGATCTAGTAGATGATGTTGGTGGTTTTGTAGCTATTGCTAATGAAGATTCATTCCCAACTACTAATCCAGATATTAATGATGATGCAGGTACTATTGTATCAATCGCTGATGCAGGAGGTATGACTTATAATACTGGTACTGGAGTTTCAACAGATGCTCAAACAACAGGTGGTACTACTGTAACTATTAACTCTATACCAGCAGGTATTGGAAGTCCTATTCCTAATGGTTATGGAATGTTGGTAGAAACAACATCAACTTTAAATACTTATACTTTTCATAGATTAGTTCCTATTGCAACTGAAGTAACAACTGTTGCTGGTATATCAGGAGATATAACTACTGTTGCAGGAATTAGTGCTGATGTAACGACTGTTGCTGGAATATCTGCTGATGTTTCAAGTGTTGCAGCAATAGATACAGATGTAAGTGCTGTAGCTGCTATAGATACTAATGTTACAACTGCTGCAAACAATATTACCGATATAAATACATTTGCAGTAAGATATAGAATTGGTGCAACTAATCCTACTACTTCATTAGATGAAGGGGATTTATTCTTTAATACAACTGACAACGAATTAAAATTTTACAATGGTTCTGTTTGGACAACTGTTCAAGGTGGATTATCAAATGTTGTAGATGATACAACACCACAATTAGGTGGAAACCTAGACCTAAACTCAAACGATATAACAGGCACAGGTAATATCAATATTACAGGAACAATACAATCATCAGGAAATATTACAGGAACTTTAGCAACAGCATCACAACCTAATATTACATCAGTTGGAACATTAACTTCATTCACATCTACAGGTATAGATGACAATGCTACAAGCACAGCTATTACGATTGATAGTAGTGAGAATGTTGGGATTGGTACAAGTTCTCCAGGAGGATTACATCATATTAAACCATCAAGTGGTAATTCAGTTTTTAGAATAGAATCAGCAAATACTTCTGAATGTATGATTGAGTTTGCTGACCCAGAAGATACTAATGTTGGAAGAATTAGATATGCTCATAGTGATAATCATATGCAGTTCATTACTAATGCTTCAGAACGTATGCGTATCACTAGTTCTGGTCATGTAATTGCACCTAATTTAAATACAACTGGTACAACATCTAATAGGTATCCTTTATATTGGGTTCATACTGGAACAACTGGTTCTATTGAACCTTATACTGGTTCAGTTAGAGAAATGAAAACTGATATTAATGACATGGGTTCTGTTGATTGGATATATTCATTAACACCAAGAAGTTTTAAATTTAGAGATTATGAAACAGATGAAGATGGTAATAGAACTTATTTAGAAACTACAGATAATGAACCTAATACAGAATATGGATTAATTGCTGAAGAAGTTAATGAGGTAAGTGGTTCAGATTATATATTAGATAAACAAACAGATGAAGATGGAAATAAAAATCTTAAAGGAGTTCTTTATCATAATCTAGTTCCAATTTTATTAAAAGCTGTGCAAGAACAGAAAAACACAATTCAAGAACTAGAAGCTAGAATAACAACATTGGAGAACGCATAATGAAATTTAACTTTGATGGTAAAGATTACAACTCAGATGATTTATCCGATAAAGGTAAAGCTTGCTTAGATAAATTACAAAATCTCAACCTCAAAAAACAACAATTATCATTAGAATTTGCTGATTGTGAAGTACTCCAAAAACATTATTCAGAGTTACTGAAGCAAGAACTCCCTAAAGAAGAAGTAAAACAAGCTTCTAAAAAGTAACTAAAACCTTTATATTTATACAAAAATATAATAGATTGTGTAAATGCTACAAAAACTTAATTTCAAACCCGGTTTCAATAAACAAGTCACAGAATCAGGTGGCGAGTCTCAATGGATTGATGGAGACTTTGTTAGATTTAGATATGGTTTACCTGAGAAAATAGGTGGCTGGTCACAACTCACAGGAGCTAACAGAACTTTACCTGGAGTAGCAAGAGCGCAACATACTTTTATATCTTTAGAAGGAGAAAAGTATGCAGCCATAGGAACCTCACAAGGATTATTTATTTATTACAATGGTCAGTTTTATGACATTACTCCATTAGATACCGCAATCACAGGGGCAACTTTTGATGCAACAACCGGTTCAGCAACGGTCACTGTGAATAAAGCAGCTCATGGATTAGAAGATGGACGATATATCACTTTTTCAAGTGTAACCGTTCCAACCGGATCGGGTTATGCCACAACGGATTTTACCGATAACAGTTTTGAAATCACCAATGTCAATACCAATACTTTTGATATTACCATGCCATCTAACTCGGCATCAACCACAACAGGTACCGGTTCAGCGCAAATTGATCCTTATGTTGTTGTGGGTCCAACCTTTCAAACATCTAATTTTGGTTGGGGTACTTCTTACTGGGGAGACTCCACTTGGGGAACAGAAAGAACCACAACCAATGTGATCCTTGATCCAGGATTATGGTCACTCGATAACTTTGGTCAAATCTTAATTGCAACGATTCATAATGGTAAAACCTTTACTTGGGATGCGGGTGCATCGGGTGCAAGAGGTATCCGAGCAACGGTGATGACGGGTGCTCCTACAACTTCAAGACTGACCCAAGTCTCAGACCGAGACCGACATGTCTTTCATTTTGGAACCGAAACAACCATTGGCACACCTTCAACACAAGATCCGATGTTTATTCGGTTTTCCAATCAAGAAGATTTTAATACCTATACCCCAACTGCAACCAATACGGCAGGAACCTTTAGATTGGATAAAGGTAATGTGATTGTTGGAGCGGTCTCAGGAAAAGATTATACTTTAGTGTTAACCGATTCATCGGCTTATGTGATTCAGTTTGTGGGTCCACCGTTTACTTTCTCGGTTAAACAAGTGGGAACGAATTGCGGTCTGATTGGTCAAAATGCTTTATCCTATTCTAATGGTGTGGTGTATTGGATGTCGGGTGAAGGTGGATTTTTCATGTATGATGGTACAGTTAAAATGCTTCCTTGTCTGGTTGAAGATTTTGTATTTACCACAGCAGGCAATAACTTAGGGATTAACTATGCTTCTAATCAACTGGTCTATGCGGAACACAATACGCTTTATAATGAAATTAATTGGTTCTATCCAAAAGCAGGATCCACTCAAATCGATCGATTGGTGACGTATAATTATGGTGAAGATTGTTGGACCACAGCATC